TGGTATCCGGCAGCTACTTGGATTTTTTGCCCACAAAAGTACGTAATTGTACCACAAACCATAGATATTTAGGCATTTTCACAAACAGCCGTTAGCACGGACGCGCAATAAAAAGTTGCCGCAAAGTTGCCGGGGGTTGGTGTAAATAGATTACGCCTTATACATTTCCTGATACCTTTTTACACGTTCCGTCTTGTCTATCTGCTTGCCGTGTAAATAGTCATACAGCGCCAGCATATCTGCGGGCGGCTCGCCATGCTTCGCCTTGTAGTCCGATATGGCGCGGGCTGCAAGGTCGTGTAGCATGGATGCGTGGGTCAGCTCCTGCCCCGATATGGTGTACAGGGTCTGCGCCACGGTCGGCATATCGTCCTTGACCGCAAGCGCCCACTTAGCATACTTTTCAGCGTCCGCGATTTCTTCGTAAATCTGGTCGGCCAGGTCGTTAATTAGCTTCATTTTTTAGCCGCCTCCGCCACGGTGGCAACCGTGCCGCCGGTCAGACCCGTCAAGTCGTTATTCGGCGCACAAGGCGGGTTGCCGAGCAGCTTAAAAGTCCCGCCCGTGGGGGTGGTGGATACCACGGTGCTGTATTTGGTGCGCTTACGCATGCTGCACGCGGTCACCTGTGCGCAGCAGCGGTTTATCAGGGGATACTGCGCCGTGCCTGTGCCGATGGTGATATATACGGGCGCGGATATAGTGGTGGTATCGGGTATGCTCTGCGCCACGACGATGCAATACTTCTCGCCGTTGGCGTACACCCCTGCGGGCAGATTGATGATAAGCCCAGTACCCGCCACAAATGTCACGGACTGGGATATAATCAGGCGGGGGCAAAGCCGGCATATTTTTTTACAAGCCATAATTTTCTCCTTTCATAATCAAGGGGCGGTCTAAGCCGCCCCGATAGTCACGGCAATGCCGGATGGTGTGTCATGTCTTAGCAGCAGCTATTGCCGCAGCCGCAGCCGGAGCCGCAAAACGGGCTATTTCCGGCGTTGTAAGTGTAGCCGTTGGGGTAGCGTACCACGCCCGTCAGCTGCTCGCGGACGAAAAGCTGATTATTAGCCTGCTCAAGCTGGGCTATGCGCTGCTCAAGCTGCGCCTTTTCGAGCGCCGCGAATTTTGCGTCGATATTGGCGTTGATGGCATCCATGCCACGCTGTACGGCGCAGCAGCAGTCCGCCATCTGGGACTGTATGCCGTTCGCGGACTGCATCACGGCCATATTCGTGCCGTTCTGCGCCAGCGCCATTTCCTTCCCAAGCTGGCCGATGTTGCCCTGCATATCGTAGCCAAGGCTGCATATGCCGTTGCCGATGTTGGTCAAGCGGTCATTAAGCTGGCCAAAATGCTGGCCGAAAAGGATTTCCTGCTGCGTCGCTGCGGTCGCGTACTGGCCGTAGTCACCGTTGCCGCGATTGCCCCAGCCGCCAAAGCCTCCGCCCATCATAGCCAAAAGCACGATAAGAGCGAAAATCCAGAATCCTCCGCCCATGCTGCCGCCAAGGCCGTCGTTTTTGTCCGTTACGGCGGCGATATCCGCCAAAGAGGGTACATTATCCATTGTCTTTTCTCCTTCATATTTTTTTGGTATATAAATCGCGCGTGATTTATCGGATTTGGGACAAGATGCTTTCAGGGTCTATGCCTTTTTGCTGGCACACGCTGTAAAACATCTGCCGGGGGTCACGCCCGCCGAGCATCCGCATTACCTGCTGCATTTGCGCGGGCATTCCCATCATGCTTTTCGCCTGGGCGATTAGCTGTGGGGATATTTGCGGGGTCTGCTGGCCTCCAGCCTTCATTGCTTGCAGTATGGGATTCGTCATTTAATTTATCCTCCAATTTTGATATTCTCGCCGCAAGGTCATTTATGTCCACGGGCGGTGCAGGCTGATACGGTGTGATGGTGTACGGGGTTAGTGTAGGATACCCCGCGCTGTCGGTACACTTGTGCCAGACTATGGGCGCGGTGGTATCCAGCAGCAGGATGCTGCTATTGGGCGCAAGGCTGTACGCCTTCGCTCCGCCCTCGCCATTGACTTGGGCAATTTCGGTGCGCTGCTGGTACTGCTGGGGCTGCTGATAGCCGCCAAAAAAGGGGTTGGGATTCCACATTTTTTTCGCCTCCTTATGCCTTGATTTTCGCATAAAAAAAGCCCCGCGATCAGGGCGCGGGGAGGGAATTTATAGGGCATTTAATGGGCAAAAATATTTTTTCAAAAAATCTGCAAAAACCCCTTGACGTAGGTATATACCTATGGTATAATAAAGCCACGATAAAGCAAGGGCAACAAGCCCGAAGGGAGTTAAAAATTATGAAGTACGATGTAACATTTTCCTGCGGACACTCTGCAACGATAGAGCTGTTTGGATCCAGCAAAGAGCGCGAGCGCAAAATCAGCTGGTATGAGACGCACGGCGAATGCCCCGAATGCTACAAGGCTCGCAAGCAGGCAGAGCGCGAGGCGATTGACGCGCGGGCGGCGCAGGAAAGCAAGGAAAAGCAGTGGCCCGAGCTGAACGGAACCCCGAAGCAGGTCGCATGGGCAAACGCAATCCGCAAAGAAAAAATAGACGATATAATGGCTCTTGGCCCCAACGAGGATGCAATGCGCTGCATCGCATGGATTATACAGACCTATACCACGGCAAAATTTTGGATAGATAATCGTGACAGGTCATTGCGCGGCGAGTGGGGCCGCGAGGTAATCAACACTTATAATGCAACAAAATAAAAAAGAAAAGGAGAACGCCATGAAATACGAAATGGAATATGCCTGTGGGCATACCACTACGGTGGATTGCACGATGGACGACCGCGACCACATGCGCGAATTGATAGGCCGCACATTCTGCCCCGATTGCTGGGGTAGGATGTGCGCAAGCGGAGATTTTGTGCCGGTGCGCATGAGCTGCGCAGAGCGCGACGCTGATTACTGGTCATGCAGAGCCAAGCCCGATAGCTATGACAGCGAGACCGATACCATAGTAGTCAATGTACATAATGATTTGCTACGGGAAAAAGCCGAAATAGCCGCGTTAAAGGTATCGAGCGCGGCTATAGAGGGCATGAGCGAGGTGCGTGCGGCAGGGAAAGCATGGGACGACTACAAGGCCGCAATCAGGCATTGGCTATTTGTAGACCATTGCGAGTGTGAAAAGCCGAAAGAGCCTACCGTGAAAATGGCAGAGATAGAATCTAAATATCCCCGAGCAGCTGCATTTTTTACTGCGGAAGAATTTACGCGGGGTGTCGATATAGATAAATGCGCCGCAGGACGCAGGGCGATGGAAAAGATTTTGCGCAGCGAGGACTATGCCGAGGCTATCAGGGACATGGCAGCAGAGTGGGAGCCCTGGCCATCGTACAGCAAGCTTGTGGAGTGGATGAAAAAATGAAAAAAAAATTTGAGCGGCAAGCCCGCTACGACAAAAAAAGCACCAAGGGCATATACCTTAAGCTTAACATCGGCACAGATGGCGACATCCTCGCCCGTCTTGCCGATGTGCCCAGCACGCAAGGATATATCAAGGGCCTGATACGCGCCGACATAAAAAATCAAAAAATCTGCAAAAACCCCTTGACGTAGGTATATACCTATGGTATAATAAAGCCACGATAAAGCAAGGGGGCAAAGCCCCGAAGGGAGTTAAAAAAATGAAGGTTTACAAAGCGATTGAAGGCACCGAGACTTATGAGCAGTACGGCGAAGATTTTATCCCCATGTGGCGGGTAGCGGAAAAAGACTTCCCCCGCAGCGAAGTCCGCACGGCTACGGCAGATGAGCTTATAGCGGCCATAGACGACGATGCCGAGTGGGAGCCGAATCTTGTCGAAGCGCTGTGCTATGAGCTGGATATAGACTTTGACAGCTACGAGGACTGCGACTCCGCCTACGATGCGGCAGTAGCCAAGCACGCCGCCGAGGCACTGAACCGCTAAGACGCAAAGGACAAGGGGGCGGCAACACCGCCCCAAAGGAGAGAAAAAATGGAAGCGAGAATGCCGAGAACCAAGGCCGCGCTGATGGCCTTAGCCGAAAAGTATAACATGGAATTTTTACGCCACTACATCACGGACGAGGGCTACGGGGTGTACTGCGTATCGGACGAGCGGATACCGGAGCTGGACGCGCTGGCGGACGACCGTCAATGGGGCGATGCATGGACATTCGATTGGCTCAACTGGACAAGCCCGCCCTATATGTACCGGATAATTTGCCCCAAAAACTGGATAAATCTTTGGGGTTGGGTGAAATAACCGAAGGAAAGAAAAAAGATGCACGGCGGTGCATCTTTTTCTTCGGTTTGAAACCCCACCAAAGATAAATAATGTTTCAATCCACACCCGCAAGCGGGTGACATGCGTCCCAGACGCAAAAACGAAAAATTAAATATTTCAATCCTCATCCGTTGCCGGATGACATTATTAAAATACCACAGCATCAAGCATATGTCAAGCCCCCAAAAATAAAAAAGCCCCCATTAGGGGGCATATTTTATAAGGGTTCTCTCCGCTGCCTTGTATCGGCGGCGGATCTGGTCATACTCCAGCGGTGCATCGGTGTACCGCGCCTGATACTCCGCCGTCAAGCGGTCATACGGCACGCCGTCAAGCAAATGCCGCGCCACAAGCCAGCGGTCGCGCTCACAGAAAATCCGCTGATAGATTATCCCTTCCCACTCCGCGCGGGAGAGGGTCTGCAAAATGTTTTTGTCCACCACACAGGCCGGCTTCTCATCGGCCTATCACCTCCGGCCTTTTTAGTGTCGCAGAGGGGCGGCGGCAATTTTATTTCTTATCGCGGGCTATCGCGTCATATGCGCCATTCGCGGCAAGGGACACCACCACGGCATTTATCACGCACAGTGCGCCCGCCTCAAGGGTCAGGCCGCCGGTGAAAAAGGTGGCGGCCACAAGCACCACAAGCGCAATTACATAGCTTGTCAGGCGCGTGGGAATCTTGTCGATAAAGCCCAAGCCCTTTATAAGCTGAGTGATAAGGCTGGTAGCAAGGGTCGCCCCCGCGTAAGTCAAAAGCACCGCCCAAGTAAAAAATTCGTTCGTCATTTTTATCTCCTTTCGATTATGTGCTGTAAAAGCTCTGTGCGGGCATTTTTCAGCCCGTCAATTCCGTTTCCGTCTATCTCGTGGTTTATCAGGGCCACAAAGCCGGTTATAATAGCTTGGTTTGTGGCTTCCTGCTGCTCAAATTTTGTGTTGATTTCCTCAAACCGCTTCAAATCGTTTGAATCATGCTCAAGCACCTTCTCCAGCTTCTCCCGCATAGATAATGCCGGGGCTATTATTTCCCTTATCGCCTTGATGCCTTGCGCGATAAGCACGATAGCCCCCAGTATTGATGCACACCATCCCCACCATTCCATACAAACACCTTTCTTTAGTTCATTTTTAGCCGCCCGAAATACTGCCAATAACCCTTCGTTGCATCTATGGGCCTGATCACCACGCCATAATCTCTGCCTCTTGCCTCGATGACCATGCCGTTGCCCATATATACGCCGACATGCGTTTTTTTGTCGCCTGTACCACGGAACAGCAGGTCGCAGGGCTGAAGCTCAGACTTGGCTATTGCCTTGCACATCGCCCAAAGATGGTCACAGTTGCGCTTGGCCTTGGCAAGCCCATGATCCTGTAGCCAACGGGATATTAAGCCGGAGCAGTCGTACATTTTGACGTTCTGTACGCCAGCCTTCTTCTGTTTAGACAGAAACGCCTTGGCCCTGCGCTTATTGCCGCTGCTGTTCTCCATAATGTCTATTAGGGAGTCGCTTGCGCCTTCTCCGTTGCCGCCCCAGCAGTAGATGCTGCCAAGCTGTGCATACAGGTACGCTATAAAGTCGGCTCGCAGTTCCTTATCCACATCAGGTGCGGGAGGAATAACAGTGGGCTCCCTGTCCAATTCGGCCAAGGTGTTTTTACCCACTATACCGTCAATCGTCAGCTTCTTCGCCGCCTGAAACTCGCGCACGGCCTTATATGTGGCAGAGCCGAAAACTCCGTCAGCGGCGATATTGTACCCGTGTGCAATAAGCCTTTCCTGCGCGTGCTTAACATCATCACCGCGCATGTACGGGCTTGTAAGGCGAAGCGTACGCACAACTACCACATCGTCATCCTTGGGTGCGGGCGCAGGCTCGGGAGTGGGAGCAGGCTCGGGCTTTGGCTCTGCTTTAGCCGGAGGAATCAAGGCATAGACAGAGCGCTCGCACAGGATATCGTCATATGCGCACCAGAGATAGCCGCCCTCGGGTATGCCAAAGCCTCCCTTAGTACCCCAAGAGTTGCGCAGAATAAAGCCGCCCTTTGCACCGTCCATGCTTCTCATTTCATCGTCCCAGCCAACAATGGCCATAGCATGATGGCCGCCTGCTGGGCCGTCCACCCTCCATCTGCCGTTATGTATCCTGACATACGGCAGGCCAACGATACAGCGCGAGCCGGGATTGTTCCGGCTATTCCACAGCACGGCCTTGATTTCGTTTATGCTGTTGGTACGCGCCCACTGCCAGCCCTTATACGGCTCTGCGGCTTTAAGCAGGCGTTCTTTATGATTTTCGGCATAGTATTTAGCTTCAGGCATTTCAAGGTCTGCGCTGTCAACGCTGCGGGGCGGTATACCGTCACGGACAAAGCCGTTACACGCCTCGTCTATAATCATGCCCGTTCTGGAATGGCTGCGCCAGTAGCCATATCCAAACGTTGCGCCCGGCTCTACGCCCGTAGCGGCGTGGGGTGCGCTCCTAAGCGCCTCCATTACGCACCGCCCTATATTGCCCTGGTCGTATATAGGCACGTCGGCTACATTAAACTTTGCAGGGTATTCCACGTCCGCAACTACGGATAATGAATAGTCCCTCGGGTCAGCGAGGGACGGGATACAGCCTAAATAGGGTTTTTTCATACGTTCTCCTTTACTTTATTCTTCCTTGGTAAAATGTGCTGCCACCTGTGAGGGCGGGTATAGCAGCGGGTCTATATCGCGGGTACAGACGTACACGTTATCGCCTTCGCGCACTCTCATGCCCACGCTTGCCGCCATGTTGTACACATACGGATACACGCCGTTATCATCGGGCGCGGGGCGAACGCCGTAAATCGCTTCCATGCCCGTGCTGAACGGCGGCTGGTGTGCCGCCGCCGTAACGGCCTGCCGGCAAAAGCCAACTTTCCCATCATACATAAAAAGGTCATACTGTTTGTATGCCTTTCCCGCTTCCCATGGCGCAAATCCATCTATAAACATACCCACCGTTGCAACGGGAGCGGCCTTAGCTGCCTGCGCCTGTGCGGCTCCTGCGGCTATGTACTCCGCTTCCCGCCTATCTTCGTTTGCACGCCAAGCTCTCGCCGCCGTAAGCCTGTCCTGCAACGTGTCTCTTGCTATCATTCTTCCGTCACCTCCGTACCTTTGAGTGCTGCTTCAAGCGTGGCTATGTATGCCACCAACTCGTCATATGTCGCGTTTTCGGTCAGGGTTATTTGTTCCCCGTCCTGATTCCGCGTCCAGTTAGTGCCTACGCGCATATCGCCTACTTGTAGACCGAATTGAGAAGCATCAACCAGTTCGGCATTTAACGAAGCTTCAAGTTCGTCCTTCTGCGCCACATCAGCGACCAGTACATTTGTCACAAAATTTTCCTTTACTACTGCGTATTTCATATTTCACTCCTTACTGTTCTACAGGTATGCGTAAATACACTATACCTTGATAACCAGAACCTCCATTGCCGATATCGGCATCATAATAAGAATAGTAGGCACCTTTGCCACCACCAGAACCATAATAAGTTGCATTCGCACCATTATACTGACCATATGTGGCATTTCCACCATTACCACCACCATATAAACCGCCAGAACCACCCGGAGCATGTTCTATTCCATTGCGCTCCCTGACAGTCTGTGCAGCACCATTACTACCATTAGAACCACCGTTGCCATACGAATAAGAATCCCAAGAATCTGGACCTGATCTATAAGAGGCTCCACCGGCACCACCACCACCACAATGCGGCTTATCGGCCCACAATGAGTAAGTTGTATCGCCAAAGGGGTATTTAGATAGACCATCACCTGTGCCTTTGTTACCACCACCAGTGCCACCATTTTTACCAGACACGGCGCTAACACTTACGTCCCCAATAGACGAAGCACCCTGAGCTGCTCCGACAACGACTGCTCCGCCCTCAAATGCTTCTATGACTTGATTTTTCATGTACGCACCCGCACCACCACCAGTATACGTATAACCCTTATCACCAGCAGTTCCATTCGCGCCACCACCTACAACGCACACCTCGCAGTTGACAGGCTGCTCTATGCTTAATGTGCCGCTGGATGTAAACGCCAAAAGGCGGTATCGTGCGCCGTCTGACATCGTTACCATGCCGTAATCAGTGTGAGCGCCGGTGTAGGTGATGGAGAGGGCGGAGATGTCGATGCCCGTATCAGGCTTATACTCGCGCAAAACATAAGGCCCGCTGCCTATCGTGCCAGCGGGCTTGTACGGAATTAACTGTATGCTCATGCCCGACTCTCCACCACATATATGTTGTTTGTAGTATATGTTCCGTCCGTAACGCCGGTAAAACAATAGCACCGGCCAAGGTTGGCCTCCACAGCCTTTGCGCTGAGCTCATCGGCAGTAGCAACGTCAACAACGCCCTGTGTTATAGCCTGTACAAGCGCGGGATATGCGTCAATCCTCGCTGATTCGGCCACGGCAACGCCTTTGCCCTGTATGGCGGCCTTAAGGTCTGTTTTAGCCCCGCTTATGCGGGTAAGTTCCGTTTGTACACCCATAGGCTCATATAGCGGCCAGCGCCGTTTCTATATCATCGGTCAGCGATACCGTACCGCCTGATGTATAACCCGCCGGCACTTCGTATGACGTGACGGTAAGCCCATCGATTGTCGCTGCTATCGCTCCGTTATTCGCCATCGTGCCGGTAAGCTTTTTAGCCTTCTTGCCGGTGCTGTCATAACCATATACTATCTTGCCGTCAAGTACGTCTGCCGCCGTGCCGGTGCTGTCAGAGGTGTCGGCATATTTCTCCGGAATAGCCGCCACGGCCACCTTGCCAAGCACCTTGCCGGTGGACGGCGTTATATCCTGCGCTTCCGCCGCAGGAGTGGCCGCCTTTTCCTCCAGCACAATCTTTACCTTGCCGCTGCCGCTGTGTATGCCGGAGGGGACGGTGTATTCCTGATTGCCTGTGGCGGCGTCAAGCGTTTTATTCACGCTGCCATTGTCGGCCAGCGTACCGGCTACCTGCTCGCCCTCGGCTGTAACTATTATTTTATTGGCTCTTACGTCACCCGCCCCTGCCGTTACACTGGAGGTATCCTGATACGCTTCGGGAATAGCGTTTACCGTAACCGCTGATAATCCATAGTAGCCCTGGTCGGGAGCAACATTCTGCTGCGATTTGGTCGGCGTTACGGTTTTGCTCTGAAGATTATAGCTGCCGCCGCCGGCAACGCCCTTTACCGTGCCGGAACCGTTATGATACCCTTTCGGTATGGTGTACGTTTCTCCCTCCTTCACGTTCGCGTCTACCGCGCCCTGATTGGTTATGCCGTCTATAGCCGTAGCCAATACATCTAATTTGTCAGTGCTGGTCGCAAGTCCTACTGCAACCAGCCATGTGCGTATTTTGTTTCGCGCCGTCTGCAATCTTGTAAGTTCAAGTTGTGTGCTCATTTATGCCTCCCTTATATAGTCTTTAATAGCGCATTTATGTTGCCCACTTCCACATATACCGCCGCCGAGGTTATAGGCAGCGTGTTATCCTGCTCCATTTTATCCGCCGTATCAACGGACAGGGTATTTGTCTTAGCATCGAGTTTCAGTCCGTGTCCTATGGTGTATGCCGTACCGCCGCCGCCCGTTTGCCTAACTTCATTTATTGCCGCCACAAGGCTGCTCTTGTCCTCTGTGGTCAGGTCGGCAAGATTACCCATGTCTGCCCGCAGCTGCTCCTCGACCGTGGGCGGAATTGCAGGGAAGGGATTACCCTCCGTACCGCCTGTCGGGGCTACGCTGATATGCACTACGTTTGTGGTAATGCGTGGGATTACTTCACCGTCCCGCGCGGAGTTGCCCACAAGCCATACGCACCAGTCGCCCGCACTGAGGTTAAGCTGCTGCTTAGCGGTTATCTCCCCGCCTGTCACGGGCACTTCATGGACCGTGCAGCCCTGCCCAAACATTGCCTTTATCTCGCGCCCCGTCCAGTCCTCCGTCTCGCAGTTTACCTTCGCGGTAAGGTACTGTACGGATTCGGCGGCAAGGGGTAGATAGTCGGCGGTCAGAGATTGGTGGTTAGCGGTTAGGGTAATGTTGCAGGTCATGCTTCGTTCTCCTTTTCCGCTTTGTCCTCAAACTCTCCGTTATATAGCCGTTTGAGCGATTGCAACACGCCGCATTTAGCTTCAACGTCCCGATATGATATTACGGGCATGGTCTGCTCCAAAGTGGCGTATATGCTCTCGATAACCTGTTTTTCGGCCTTGTTCATATAAGTCTCCTTTCTTCCAAGTTTTTCACACGCTTTTCAAGTTTTTGTATTGCTTCAATGGCAAGCAGTGACAACTTGCCATATTCCACGCCGTCAGGCTCGCCGGCATCATTTAGGCACACAGCATAGGGGAATACTTTATACAGTTCTTCCGCGATAACGCCTATCTGCCGCCCTGCGTCGCTGCCGGTTTTATTGTTAAATGTCACAATGCGGACTTTGCTTATATCGCTAAAGTCCGTTTCAGTTGCAGCGAGTATGTTCTTTTTGTATCGTCTCGATGATGCAGTTGGGTGGCGGTTAGCTTTAACTTGGTCCCAATAATAATCGCCTATGCCAACGTTGCCAACGCCTGCGCCGGATGGCACTATACATATCTGTGATGCTATTCTTGGTATCCACCCTATTTCGACCCCGTAAACGGATATATAATCATACCCAAAATGGACATACCCACCCGCAGCGTCAAGGGATGAAAAGGTACCACTCGCGGCTTGCAGCGTTCCGGTAAACGTCCCATCAGCCGCGCTCAGGTGCTTAACGTACAGAGCATCAACATCGATACGCGCTGCCGCTACTTTTCCCGTGGTTATGCGCCCGCCGTCAATCTGCGTTGTTCCCCCCGCTTTCAGGGAGTTTATGGTGACATAGCCCGTCAAGTCAATTTTGCTCGCGTTTATGCTCACGCTCTCCGCGCTCTGATTTATGGTGGATATGATGTTGTCCTTTGTGACGGTGCTTTGTACGCCCTCGGCGGTAATTTTTAGCTGTGTCTGCATGGTCTGCGTCCATGTTGTGGGTATGCATACCGTGCTATCGGCAGTCCATGTGTCCCCGACAAGCTTCTTTATCTCGCCCGTTGTGGGGTTATACCAGTATTCCCCTTCCTTGGCGTTGTTGGGCTGTGTGCTTTGGTTGTAGTCGGGGTATATGGTCAGCTTCCATGCCGCCCCGTCCCATATGCGCAAGTCAGTACCGTCAAACCATTGGTAGCCCTCTTTTGCCGCCTTTTCATCGTCCGTCCAGTCCGTTGACGGGTCGGTTTTCGACAAAACGGGGGTGAGGTACTCGATGCGGGTAATGGTGTTTACGGTTTCGTCAACCGTTCGGGTCAGTTCGTTTGTCCTGCCCTGTATCTGCTGTATCTGTTGGGAAATGCCGTACTGCTCCCGATGCTCCTTTTGCCCCTTGGCTTCATAGGTATCCAGCAGGGCGGCCTCGCCCGTCATTGTGCGCTTGAGTATATAGGTGTCAAATGTCCCGCCGTTGCCCTCGGCGAATTTCACCGTCACCTTGTCACCCGGTTCAAGGTATGGCCGCCCCGCTATAACCGTTTTGTGCGGCCTGTACGGCTTGTTGGCTATCGCGTTGTATACATTTTGCGCTATGGTGGTAAGCTCCGCCGTGGCCTTGCCAAAGCATAAGAAATTGCCCTGAATTATATACGGGTTATCCTGCACGGTTGCGGGGTAGTGCCCGCCCACATCATCATCGGTTGCCCGTATGATAACGGCATTAATGCCCTTGCAGTCGTATTCCTCGCGGGTGCTGTCGGGACGGAAGGTGTAATCGTATTGGCTGTAATCAAACGTTTCGCACGAGGTGCTGCCAAGCGTCACCCAGCGGAGCTTATTTATCGTTCCCATGAATGAGATATCCCAATCCGGCGGTACGGCTGCCCATAGCTCTATCTTAGGCCAGCAGCCGTTGAGCTCGCAGCACGCGGAAAGGATATCGCGCCCCGATATGGACGTTGCGGACATTGTGCGGCTTATGGTCATGCTGTCGTTGGGCAGTGTTACGCTCTCAAATTCCACGCCGCAATATGTGCATAGGCTCTCACGGAACGCTTTAAGGGTAAGCCCGTTGAAGTCAAGGCCGTTGTACCAGTCGGAAACGTCTTTGTCGAAAAGGCTCAGCGCGTCATATGCCGTAATAGTCTTAAACTTGGTCGTACCCTCGCCTTTAACCCCGGCAATGTAAAATTCAGCGACATAAGGAGACCCCATTTCAAACACATTACTTGTATCCCATAGATATACCGTTATCTTGTGGCCTATCGCATAATCCCAGATACGCCCTTTAACGTATCCGTCCAGATGTTGGCTATACCGCTCTACCTCACTTACTTCCTCGCTATCTTCGACAATCTGTATTTCAAGTGCTGCGGGCTGTACCGTGCCATATTTGATGGTTTCCGCATCGGATATGGCCTCGTCTATCTTGGCGGAGTTCCCTACAATCTCGCCAGGCTCTATTCTGTAAGCTATTTTAACTTCCCCCGGTTCGGGTTCGGGTACGTCCGGTTCGTCAGGTTCGGGCGGGGGCGGCACCCATGTATAATGCCCAAGTTCAATTTCTGCCTTAATTTGGCGTGAGTCGCTATCCCGCCATTTCGCTTTTGCTGTATCAGTCCAGCTTTTCATGCGCCCTCCTTAGTATTCGATTAGGTGATACTCAACCGAATCATATACGATATCGTTCCCCATAATCCGCTTTATGGGGTAGGTAACATCGGGAATATAAAAGGACCCCATCTTGTACATATTATCCTCGTCATTCCAGTACGTCAGGGTTATCTTGCGTTCCCGCGCGTTGGTCATAGCCCCGTTAAAGAACGCCTGTATTTCCTGCTTCTCGGCAAGCTTTAGGTCGTCAATCGTCTTAAAGACTATCTTTGAGCGGTCATGCGGAACGACGGTTCGGTGCAAATTGCCTTTGCTGTCCTGATAGCTGTCGAGGTCTTGCCGTTGGCTCGGCGTGGTCTGATATGTCGATATCTGTATATACTTATGCGGGAACGTTGTCTCAAACGCTTTCATCAAGAATCCTTCAAATGCCATTGCTTCACTCTCCTAAAATCGGATATCGCCCCGTGCGGCGTATGTCGCGCTTTGAGTAGTCAACCACGCTGTCATATACTTTTTGGCCATCGAGGAAAACTTGAACGTTCATGTTGCCGCCCATGCCGCTCTCCTTTAACGCCTCTTTCAGCGCTTGTTTCATGGTTGATAACGGCGATACAATTTCGGTTTCGCGTTTGTTATCGCCCAGCATGGCTAAAAACTCGCGGTTTGCGGGTACAACCGTGCCCTCTGCCAGTCTCGGCAAATGCACTTCCGGCAGGAGCGCAACTCCTCCCCAATCCTTACCAATAACCCCGGCCGCCCACGTTACGACCTTATTAAACCCGCCAATTATGCCGTTTATAGCTTTAATAACGCGGTTCACAATACCCTCTACCATGGATATAACGCCGTTAAAAATGCTCTTTGCAAATGTCGAAATAGCTTCAAAAGCAGTAACGAACGCATTTTTGATTTTGTCCCACGCGGAGGTAAAAAACTTAACTATTGGCTGTATTACGTGTTGGTTAAACCACCCCGCCACGGCGTTCCATATTGGCTTTATTACCTCCCACGCCTCCTTGAATATGCGGGAAATGTCCTCACCAAGCTTCTTGAAAAAAGTCACAACGGGCTGGATAACGTTTTGGTCAAACCACTCCGAAACGATTTTCCAGACGGCTTGAATAATAATCCAGCAGCCTTCAAATACCGCCGCTATGCGTTCGCCCATTCCCACAAAAAATGTGACAAGCGGCGTTATTATGTTGTCGCTAAACCATTGTATTACGGGCGCAAAAATATCTTTGACTTTCTCCCATATACCGGAGAAAAAGGCGCTTACTTTGGCCCATACGCCCTCGAAAAATGCCGATATTTCGTCCCAATACTTATATATGGCAAGCACGATGGCCCATATCAGATTGCCGGTTAGGCTCAATCCTACCGCCAGTGCCGCGAACGCTTCATCCGTCAGCTCGCCCTGCGTAACCCATTCCTTTAGCCCGATTACAACAAGGGCTATCCCGCTAACAACTGCACCTATAGCCGCGCCGATGCCGCCAAATAATAGCGCAAGGCCGCCCACCAATAGCAGCATACCTGATAGCATCTGAATTAGATTATTCCAGTTAAGGCCGTTTTGCCATGCGTCTAAAAAGCCGGTAATGCCAAGCACAAGGCCGGATATTGTCATAAACCATCCTATGCACTTCTTTAGGTCAGCGCCAAATGCGCTTGCTATCTTCCACGCACCAAGCCCTGCGCCTATGGCGAGTACCCAATCCCCGATTTTTGCCATTATGCCCTCTACCTTTTCAAGATAGCTTGTATCGGCTTCAAATTTAGGCATTGACGCGCCACCGGAACCGCCCCCGCCGCCTGCGCCTTTATTAGACGACAGGTTGTTCAGCTCATCAAAGGATGCAAGGGACAATTTTGACTTGTCAGCCGCTTTGCCTACGGCCTCAATCGCGTTAGCCTCTTTATATAGGCTTTTTGCGTTTTTTGAGCTTGCAGCAAGACTCTTGCCCGTGAGCCACGAGAAAAACGCGGCGACCCACGTTATAACCTTGGCAAGAATATTTATAAATTTTGTCAGCCACGGCAATATGGTTTCCCATATCGGTTGAAATGCCGTGAGCAATGCCCCGTGTAGATTATTCCATGCCGCCGTAAACTCCTTTGATGTTTTTAGGGCTTTCCCCAGATAGTCGCGGAACGCGTTTAAGGCTTTTAAGATAACATTAAATACCAAAACCCGCTGGGCAAGCCTAACGAACCGTTTTTCAAGCCCGCTTACCTGGTTTTCGGACTTTTTTGCTGCCTTGCCTATTCCTTCGGTTTCCTTGGCTGCCTTCTTCGCGGCTTCTGCCGCTTTTTCTGCGCTGGATGGGAGTTTATCAGTAGCTACGGCTACATCATCTGCGGCTTTTTGCATCGTCCGCAGTTCTGCCGTAGCCTTGGACAACGCTTGCTGCGCATTATATACACCAACGGCGGCTTGTTCGGTGTTGAATCCTCGGAACCCCGCCTCTTTATATACATCTTGCGCAAGCAGTAATTCTTGTTTTAGCCGTTCTACCTTTTTTACTTGTGCTTCTATCGCCCGCGACGTTTCATTCACACTATTTGCAGCAGCTTTATTGGTTTTGTCGAGTTGCTGCACTCCTTTTTTAAAGCCGCTTGTGTCCAATGCGGTATCAAAAATTATGCTACCGTCTGCCATTTTGTTTTACTCCTCTGCTGCAAAGGCTTCACATAATGCTGCAAGGCTTTCCTTGCTCGTCCCGTGCTGTTTACTCTTTATGTCGCACAGATCACGGTTCGCGTTATAAAACTCTTGTTCCCATTTCTCAAGCTTTTTGCCCTTAGCTTTTTTATTGCGTATATTGACGATATTAGCAAAGGTGCTTTCGCCGTCTATAGCATCAAAATAGCCGATAAACGTCCACCAATGGCAATATTCGTCGGCGCGTATTTCGCGCCCTGCAACCTTGTTTATAGCTGATACCATATACGGAAAATCCTTATCCCAATCTATAACACGCGGGCGCTTTGTGCTGCCCTCGTCCCTCCCGCACGCTATAAATTTTGCAGCCGCTTCAAGTCCCTTCGCCCAATCCGTTACCGCGTAAGCATCAACGAAAAAAAGCCGCATCATAGCTACGGCCTTTTCTCTTTCGGTAAAATCATCGTCATTCAGAGCAGATATAATATCCAATATAACGCGATAATCTGAACGTATGGGGTGTTCAACCCCGTCAATATTTACGCTTGTCGGGAGTGTGTAATTCATTTATTGTATTTGGCAATGAGGGCTTCCAGCTTAGGATTTTTCGCGTTCTCGCGCTCCGTTACGGTTTCGTCACAGTTTGCCATTATTGCAACCAGAAAGCCAAGCCACAGCGGGCAACCGTCACCCGTAATAGCGTTTGTGGCTTGCCCCTCAAAGACTATTTCAGATACGGGCGCGGCAAAAATACCATCTACAATCTTCCGTATTTCAAGGTCTGCCTCATGCGCTATGGCCATCATTTTGGTTGCTTCCGGCGCCTTATCGGCTTGCAGGCTATACTTGCGCTGCAAAGCATCAAGTTTCATGTATCCATCGTACAGACGATGGATGAAATTAAGGTCGGAAGGGTTAAAAGAAACGACCCTGTTCGGGTCGCCGTTTATGTCAAACGTTTTTATGCCAGTTTCAAAAGATAGTGTTGCCATGTTATCCTTTCTATTCAAGCCCGTACTGCGCCTTTGTCACAAGGCCGCCGCCCTGAATCTGTACTATAATATTCCCGCCACCGTCCAAAAAGCTGTTTTGGAATGTGTATGTTTCGGTTCTGAATTGCGGGTCTCCAATGTCCACAACACTGCCAAGTTCGCCCTCCATACCAAGCACGGCGACCACTTGTTCATACGTCATTCCGGTTTCCAATGCCTTAAACTTATCCATTGTAAGTTTGTTGGGCGTGGGTTCCGGTGTTGGTTCTGGTGTCGGTTCTTCCGTGGGTTCGGGCGTAGGCTCCGCAGTATGTTCTGGTATTGGTTCCTTTGTGGGCTGTATTGGGCTTTGCGTCGGATCCGGCGTGGTTATGGCCTCTCCGTCTCCACCAATCGCGTTGCCTATCGAGCCTATAATAATAAGTCCTACAATAATTCCCAGCACGACGAGCAATACAGGGTGTTTGCGTTTCTGCTTTGTGCCACAGTTTGGGCAAAACTTACCCTCAAATTCCGTGCCGCATTTTTTACACTTCATGGTTTGATACCCCCGCAGATTTGATGGCCTAATTATCGCCCCTGCGGGGGTATGTTGTCAAGCGGGGTTTTATACCATGGCGGGAGGATAAACGCCGCACAGCCCCGTTGCAACGCCTTAGGAAGCCGCTGTGAATGTCACGGCGTAGGTAGTCCAGTTGTATGACACGTTGAATTTCTGCACCGCGCCGACCGGGTTGACGTTGAAGGGTATCTGGAAGCCGGAAGTATTGCCGCCCATGGACTGCGGAATTATCCAGCAACGCTGCACATATGCCGTGCCGGTGGCCGTGGTGGTTCCTTCGGTGAAGGTTTCAAGCTCGCACTTGGCATAAAAGCCCGTGTTGTTTTCCTCGCTGAAATCCTCAAGCATAGCGTTATTCTTAAGGGTTTCGTATATCGCCTCATCCGCATCGGCATAGAAGGTGTCAACGGATACTTCCGGCTCATAGCCGTTATGTACAAAGCGCGATTCACCGAGGACGTTCTTGCTGGTGCTTGTGTCGGGGTTCATCTCGTGGGACAAATCGTCCGTATCATGGCCGAGCACGCTCCACTGCGCCGCCGAGAGTTTCTCAACGGAAACGGTTGCGTCCGTGCTGTATGCTACGGCCTGTAAAAATGCTTTTCTGGGTTTCTTTGCCATTTATAGCCTCCTGTAAGTGACTTTAATGTTTATCTGATAGCGGGCAACATTCGCGCCCGCCTGTGTCGGGTTTGCCGTGAGTGTCGGGACAAGGCTTTGTATAGTCCCGTCCGCCCATTTAGGAAATTTGCGCGCCGCGTTCTGCGCTATAATCCAGCTCACAATTTTCTGATATATCCCAAGGTTATCCGCGTTCCGCTCTATGTCCGCGCCGTAATTCTCGCTTGAGCATAGGATATAGTCCACGGACTGTATATCATCGGGTACATATTCGCCAAGGACGTTCTCGCGATATCTTATACTTGATGGCACAGAATATATCGCGTACTCAGCCGCGCTCCCGTCCATGTAATCAATGGATATGGCCGCGTTTTGAGGTATGGCGGGGCAACCGAAAAGCCAGCTCCGCAACTGACTAATATTGTTTATTTGCGGCATCCTGCGCCTCCTTCAAAATATCCTTGCCGTGGTCGGCCTTCATGCGCTCAAACCAAAACGCCCCGCGCATCGGTTCTCCGCGATAGTGCAGCTCGCGCCCTGTCGGGTGCTTCGGCTGTCCCTTGGGTGAGAAAAAGCCCACAAGCTCCCCGCCCTCAAATCGCGGGATATTGGGGCCGTATACCTCGCCGTAGTACAAGTACCGCGCCCGTGGGTCATTATACACGATTTTGCCGGGGCTTGAATCCTGCCGCGCCTTGTTCTTGAAAACGCCCGTTTCCATTGGCACATAGGGGTCTATGTACCGTAAAACGGCATTATCAATCGCCGCCTGTACCTTGCCGCCGCTTTCAAGGTTACGGTCGCGCAAAAGCTGTTCAACGCTTTTGTTCCACTTAAATTCAGCCTTTATAATCATGCGCCAAGTACCTTTATATGTGGAGAATTAGGGGCGCGGCGATTATCAATAACGGCAGTCACGGTCATAACGTCGGGCGCGTATGCCTCGGCCATTGCGGAGGTGTATTCCACGTCCCCCTTTACCATGTAATCACCCGTGTGTAGCGTCCATTTGTCCCCGTATCCCATTGTATCGGGTATGCGGACTATGAATTGCCGCGCGGTCTGTAAGCCGTCATTGGTCACGCTGGATATGTCCTTGGCGTACCATGATACGCCCCGTAGCAGGGTCTTTCGCCATGTGTACCCGCGCTGACCATCGGGCAGCTTATTGAAAAGGCTTGCGGTATCATTGCACAGCTGCATTTCACGCACCTCCGCTATATAGCAGGGCAACGCCGTTATCATCGGTCACACCCGCCAAATACTCGTATATGAGCGCTTTCTCTTTCTGACCGCTATACCTGAGATATTCGGAGGTATGCGTGTTTACATAGGTTTCGCTATATCCGTCCGTGCTGAAAGACGCAACGGGCGCGGTGCTGTTTGCGGCGGTTGCGCTCAGGGCTTGCGGGTGTATCATCTCAAACATGAGCCGCTTCACGGCCTCGGGCACTTCCCGCATATGCTTTACGCGCCCGAAGGTGTATAAGTCAATCCTTCTGCGGGCGGCGTATTCAAGGCGGCTGTATTCTTCCGCGTGTATAGATATATCGCCGCCAAAGCGGATATACTCTTGTAGGCTCAAATACATATTCGGGCACATTCTTGCCTCCTTAACTCGGCGGGGTTTTTGCCCCGCCGCATTCACAGATTATTTCAGGGTAACGGCCTCGTTGACGGCAGCCGCCGCAACGGTCACGGAGCCGGTCACGGTGGTCGCGTCCTTTTTGCTTACCTTGTAGGCGTAAGTTCCCTTGCGCAGATTAAATTCGGCCTTGCCGTCTGCTCCGGTAATCTTGCGCACCCCGTCAACCTCAACCTTCGCGCCAGCTATCGCGGCGGGTGAGGTCGCGCCATCGGTAACGGTAAAGGTTACTTTCTGCGTGGTAACGGCGGTGGTAGGCTCGATATAGGCAAACGGGCACATGGTGCGGCCAGCGTCTATCGCGGATACGGGATTAGGCAGCGCCCAGCCCATACGGAAAACCACGCGCAGGGCAATCATGTCCTGCTGTGCAAGGTTATAGACAATAGCCTTGCTGGACGGGTCTTGTATGATTGCCTGGTCGAGTATCTTAACGGTCACGTCCTGACGGATAGCATATACCGCCTGATTCCAGTCACCCGCTATCATAAGCGCAACGGAGGGGTCAAAGCCGCCGTTGGTGGGGAAGTATACGGGCGCACCGTCAAGGGCATAATTGGTCACGCCCTGCATGGAATCCGCCTTGAAGATGGGGAGGCCGTCCGTGGTCTTTATGCCGCGCAGTTTGGCACGAGCGGCAAGGGCAGCAACTACGCCGTTAATGGCGTTGCCGCCGACTTCAACCTTCTCAAAGAGGCCGCCCTCGCCCAGAAGGTTATCATAAGTCAGAGTGCCGCCAGTCACGTTGTTGCCCGCCTGTCGTGCGGTCGTAATTATGTCGGCACGCCAAGACGCGGGCTTATTTATACCGAAAATGGTCGCAAGGTCAACCATGCGGCCAAACTGCTCGCGCACACGCGGAGTTACCTGCGCCATGATGTCGATGGACGCATCGTCAAGCACAGCTTCGGGGATGGGGACGATAACCGCCAGCTCCTCAGCATTGATGTATACGTTGTCCCACGCCTGTTCGGCGGTCTGCTTAAAGCCCGTGTCGCCCGATACCCAGTAGGCCATGGGCAGGGTATCAAGTACCCTTATGCGGGTCTGGTTGGACGTCATGTCGGGCATACGGCGGGCAAGCCGCAGGAAGGTCGAATCCTCTACGGGCTTCTGAAAAATTTCCGCTACAATCTGCTCCTGTATAAGGGCTTCTGCCGCGCTTCTGTCAATTATTGCCATGTGTTTTTATTCTCCTTTCGTAAACAAAGCACGCAAAGCCGCGTTGGCTGCCGCGTGCGGGGGTTCTTTGCCCTCCGTTCCGTTTTGCCGCATTCCCGTCCTTTGGGGCGCGGCATTGAAAAGGTAAGGCTTATTCTTCTTCAATGCTTCAAGGGCTTCTTTCACGCCCTCGACCGTGCCATCGTCTTTAACCTTTACTTTAGATTTGTCCATTAACGCGCTTGCCGCGTCCGCGTCCAAAAGCCCAAGGTTGCCGCCGACGGCCTTTATCTCGGCAGATATCAAACGCCCATTCGCCATATCAAGCCGCTTGTCCATTGCGGCTTGCTGCTCCGGTGTAGGCTGTGCCGCCTTCTGCTTCTTTGCGCTGTCAAGAATCTGCGCAATTTCGGTTTCCGTCATGCCGTACTGCTCCGCATAGCTTTTCACTATGCCGTTTTCCGTCCGCTTGCTCCTTGCCTCTATCGCGGCCACAATGCTATTTGCTATCTGCTCCGCGCTCGGCTGGTTCTGCTGCTGGTTCTGCTGCTGGTTCTGCTGCTGTTTCTGGGTGTTTTCTTCTGCCATTGTTTTTCTCCTTTTTCCGTTTTCAGCCCGTCGGCTCTATAATCCGTATAATGCTCGTCAGCCCGCTTGCGCGTGATATATCCAAAACCCTTGCGGGATTTTGTGCATAGAAAAAGCGCGGTGTTAATCGCGCCCATACCCCGGCACAACCGCGCGGGGGAAACTCTTTTTAAGTCCTGTCTGTCGGCAAAAGTCGGTCAGCCGCCGCTGCCATTCATATACCTTTGCCTCAGCCGCTTCCGCGTCCTGCCCTATGTCCCTTGTGGCCATTGTTTCACGCTTATACCGCCTTATCTGTCGCTCAATGTATCGCTGCTTCTGCGTGGCCTCATACTCCGTCATAGCCTTGCCGTTATAGCTGTAATCCTTCGTCTCGAACTTGGCCAGCATTTCGGGGGTGTACGCCCGCGCCTGTCCCTCCTGATACGCGCTGAAAGAGTGGCGGCAATTCCATCCGCACAGCCCCGCTCCCGTGCCGTATCCCGTGGCGGTATAGAAGTCCTCATACTTCTCTGTCTTGCCCTTCCGGCTGTATACCTTGCCCTGCCATTCCGCATGTGACGGCCTTGCGCCAGCGTGGGCAGACACTTCTACAAGGTCATAGTCCAGTTCCTTTGCAAACCTGTCGGACACCTCGCCCGCCGTTTGGTTTAGCCCAGTGATTATCGACCGCCGCACGGCAACATCAACATATTCCTTGCGGCCTGTGGGGTATGTAATAGCCTCAACGCCCCTCGCACATAGGTCTTTGACCGCCATCAATATGGCCTTGTCCTGCGCAAATGCGCCCGTACTGACTTGCATGTATGCACGGTCTAAAACCCGCTCAAATTGCGCTGTAGCGGTTTTTGCCGTGGTAAGGGTAAGATTCTTAAACGTGCCTTGTGTGCGCGTTACACCTGTTGCAATCAGCGTTTTTACCCATGGTGCGGATGATATGCCCTTGTAGGTCTGCATAACGTCCGCGTCAAGGCTTAACGCCCGCGCTCCTGCATCGCTTATGATTGCTTCTATCTCCGCGTTTGTCTTTCGGGTGAGTGCAGCCAGCCGCCGCACAATCTCTTTGTGCGTCATGCCCATTGCCTGTAATTTCCGCTCCTGCCATTGCGTGGATGGTATATACAAGTCGGCGCTGTTTATACGCTTTGCCATATCCCGCAAGATATCATCTTCGGCTTGACGGTACAGCTCCACAAGCTCATCAGGCGCACGGTCAATGTATTCGGGGGTAAGCATTATGCCTCAAACCCTTCCGCGATAGTCTGTATAGCCGTCATTGCCTTCGCCTGTTCTTCGGCTTCTCCAAAGTATTTTACGCGGTATTCCCACGGCTGCCGTAAGCCCTCCCGAATCTCCTGCATAAAGCGCTGCCGCTCCTTGTCCTCGTCCTCGATTATGCTATCGTCAAATTCAATCGTTATTTCGCCTATGCCTATGCCCGCCATCTGCGCGATAGCCTTTATAAGCCCCTGCAAGGCCGCATCGAGTATAAGCTCGTGCTTTTTCAGATTGCGGAAAAGGTCGCTGTCCTGTGATATTACTTGCGTTGCGGTCATAGCCGTGCCGCCCTCAAAGCGGTATCGATTTTCACCAAAGCCGCATTTATAGGCCGCAAGGTTTATAGCGGTCTTTATGCCCGCCTCAAAAGCGTCATACCGCAATGCGCCGTTCATTTCCTCAATTTTCTGCGTGTTCTGCTCCCCGGTATCAATCACATAAAATTCAACGTCATTATCATCGAAAACAGGCTTTGTTACCCCGCTGTCGGCCATTGTGGTCTGTGTCAGCGTAAGCGGGACAAGCACACGCTTTTTCCCGAGCCGGAACTCGTTATCATACGCATCGAAAACAAGGTCTATGTTTTGGAGGTTGTCTATTGCGTTGGCGTATACCGATATGCCCATAGGGGACGATAAGTCCGCGTTGTTGACGATATTCGGCGTGATTATCTGGTAGAACGGTATCTCTGAACCCGTCACCACCTCGTCCGCTACGCCCTCGGGAAGGTCGGCGGGGCTTATGGTGTCACCGTTACGGCGGAACATTTTGTTTTCGACAACGTACCGCCCTTGCCCGTCCTTGCGGTGGATATTCAGGTATATATACTTCTCCGCACCCAGCTTGCGCTCAGACGCAAAGGCGCACTCGGTTATAACACCATTGTCCCAGGCCAGCGGATACACCATACTGCCGCGCACATAATCAATTACCACCTCGCCGTTATCAAGGTATTCGACAAACGCGCCCGTGCCAAGAGCAAAGGCCAGTTCAATGAGCTGATTTCCGCGCACGCTAAAGCGGTTGTTTTTTAGTATCTCGTCAATCGCTGTTTGCGCCGTCTGGTTGCCTACATTTATGCGCACCTTTTCGTTCAGCAGCAACGCCGCCCAATCCTCGCAGAAACGTTTAGCCATTCCCATTGTCTTGCGCTGCCGCTTTACCTTGCGCTGTCCGTTGTACTGCGTGTAAGTGTGGAAGCTGTTTACCTTGCCCTGGTACCATGATTGCCACAAGGCGATTTGCGCATAATAGGCATCGTCAACCGCCGTGTACCCGTTGCGCGTCAAATATTCGGTTATTGCTTGCATGCTATCTCCTTATGTACATAATCGACGATTGTTCAACCTCTGTCGAATACTCCATGCTGTCAAGGCTGTCAATGTTTGTTGTGCCGTTGTCGAGGCGTTCATCGTCTATCTTATCCGCGTCATATATGGCCGTTTGCAACGCCTCTATTGTCGCTTTGCAATGGCTCATAATCTTAAACCGCTCCTGTGCCATCAACGAGTTGTAAAAGGCTATGCGGTCATTTATTGCACCCTTTATCGCGTTTTCAATGCCTATCGGCACGCCCGCCCTGCTTGCGGCTGAGCGCAAGCCCTCAATGAGCGTTTGCTCCGCGCTATCGCATCGGGCGATTGCAACCCTGTATTTCTGCTGTGCCCTTCGCACAAAGTCTATAAAGGCCGCGTTAAGCTGGTCGGGGTTGAAGCGCCCGTCCTTGGCGTTATCGTGATAATATTCGTCCAGCACCACAATTTCTTTATACCCATGCGTAAAGCCCGTTAGCGTGAAGGCGTGGCCGGATTTAGTCCCGCCAAAGTCCACGCCGACATTGGCATACTGAATCGCGGGCGGCGCATCGATGATATACCTCTCGGGCGTGTCCGCAAAGCTCGGATACACAAGCCCCTCCGCCGTGCATCTCTCTCCCAGTATGTCACGCCTGTACCATACGGTTTTGGGGTCATACTGCGCGGTTATTTCCGCTTGCCGCTCCTCGCTTATCGATAGGTTATCCCGTATGGTGAAATGCTCGTATACATAGCCTTTCATGCCGTTGTCGCGGTACTTGTCTATGTACTCCGTGTATATCGGGTGGCGCGGGCTGCAAGGGTTCATATCCCATAGCGTATAAGGCCGCACGGCTGCAAGTTGGCGGCCATTGGCCACTTTTACAAAGCTCTCGCGGCTATCGTCACTGTCATAATGCTCGTTTATTTCCGTGGCTATCCACAGGCCGTAAGAGTTACCCAGTATCCGCTTATAACTGTCTGAGTTCTTCCCGCCCGTGAATACGACTACCTTCTCCCCCGTCTGAGTGGCAAGGAAAAGCGCTTGATTCTCCTTGTACTTCCCCCAGCGGCAACGCCCACGGAAAAGGTTTTCAAGGCCAAACCCGTTGCACACCCCAATATTAAGCTTCGCGTTGGCTATGGTGCTGCCTGACGCTAAATGTATCTTGTCGGGACACGTTTCTAAATATGCCGCCGCCATTATGCAATGGTCGATGGTCTTTCCGCTTCTGATTGCGCCCTCAGCTACGCACATTCTGGCGTTCATGCCGCGTAGAATGTATGCCTTATGCTTCTCGCTCAACGGCTGCCACGGTATGGTGGCGGTCTTTTTCATGCGTCCCGCCCCCCCTATTTCAGCATATTCGCCAGCGGCGTAAGATCTTCTATGTCATTATCGTCTTTCTGGATTATGTCGCTTTGCCCAAGGTACTGCTTGCCAAGCCATATAAGCATCTGTGTATTCCCTGATTTCGCCGCTTCAAGCTGCCAGTGCCTAAGATTTACACACAGCTCAGCGCGGCCCGCATCATAGGCCGCACGTACATCTTTCCTCGCAAAAAGCGTTGCCTTGCTAAACCCCAAAACTGCCGCTATATGCGCACACGTGTTGCCCTCTGCTGCAAGCTCGCGGACATCATCAAGGTCAACCTCTATTTTTGGCCTTCCAGGTTTTCTTTTCTTTTCTTCCACCCTCTACCTCCCTGCCCTTCGCGGCTTAGGTTGCGCTCGCTCGGGCTCGCATTGCGCTCTGTATCCGCCTGCTGGCAGTTGCCCTGCCGCCTCTACCGGATACGCCAGTAACGCGATTGATTAGACGCTGTATTCCCGTCATTTATATTCACCCCCTTTCAAAAGGGCATTAAAAAACCGCCTTTCGGGCGGTTTTCGTGCGGTGTTGTTTTAATCCATGGCTCGGTCTACATATTCTTTCCCAAATGCCTGTATTTGTGCAAATTCTATGTCAGGGGTTTTAATCGATTTTCTAAATGCTTTAGCCATTTCGCGCCCATCTATGTACTTTTCATCGGTTGGCAACCCCGCCTTTCTCATAAATTCCTCCCGCTGCTCCCTGCTGGTAAAGCACACGCAGAACCAATACTCGGTGTCGCACATGTCCCGAAAACGGCTGTTTTCCTGCTTCATGCGCTCGCGGAATCCTTTCTCGACTTCGTTCAATTCCGCAATGGTGCTTTTTTCAAGCTCCTCCATAGTGTCGGTTGCGGAATCTTCCACTTCCGGCTTCTTTTCATGCCTCTTTTTGTCCCAGTAGCCCATCTCTTTCTCCTCTCCTGTATAGCTCAAGCTCGGCAAGCGGATACCATGTGATAATCCGCTCATAATCTCGCGGGAAATGCTCTTTAATTGGTTTCAAAAAGCGATAGTCTATGCCGTCGAATGTGCGCCCAAACAGCTTATAATCCACTGGTAGTTTAACCTGTGCATCATCGATAGCCGCGATAAGGTCGGCCTTTAGCCAGTCATACACGGGGAAAAACTTCTTCTGATTGTGGTTTATCGCGCCGTGCGTCTTTATCCCAATTCTTCTCATTGGGCTGTCGGCCATCCTCACGCCTGTCCCAACATATGCCCCTGCCGGAAGGCTCGCGCTCTGCCTGACTATCTCGCCTATCATATAATCGTCATATTCATCACCCGGTATGCTAAGGGCTTCGATTTTTGTGACATGGGGCGGCGACTGAAAAACCATTCCGCGCAAAAACCTATATAGTGACCTATGCGGCAAGCGGTATATGCGGCAGCCGAAAAAATCTTCATAGTATTTCAGGCTCTTTTCGACAAATTCCAGTTCCGGCACTATGTAGCAGTAATACGGCACGATGCGCTTGAAATATTTGCGCATTTGCAGCCAGGCCGCTATGCTGTCTTTGCCGCAGCTGAACGCCAGTATGGCAGTATCGCACTCATGCGCCATCTGCTCGCACAGCTCCGCGCTTGTGGTATAGCTCAATCTTTCATACATTCTCGTTCCCTCCCCTCAGATTTTTGTGCCATCGGGAAAGCTTATCACGGTATCTATGTCCGCGCCTATAGCCTCCCCTATCCTCTGCCAGTCCTCGGCAGACAGTTTCCCACTTGCAAGTCTTGCATGCAGCATTTGCGGTGTCCACCCTATGCGCCTTGCAAGCTCGGCCTTTGACATATGTACATATCCCAAGGCCATTTCGATTTTTTGCCTTGTATTCATGGCCTCACCTCCATGCATCCATTATACCGCAATTTTTTATATTGTCAACCTATTTTTACTTTTTTATTTTTAGTATTGACATTATAAAATATTTGTGTATAATATAAAGCATAAGGTTACACTTGTTCAGGAGGTTACATTATGTTTTTTGACGCTATACACACCCTTGACGACCTAAAGGCCGCTTACCGCAAGCTCGCTATGCAGCATCACCCAGATATGGGCGGTGATACAGAGACCATGCAGCGCATAAATGCCGAATATCCAAAATGCATGATGCGCTAAAAG